CTACCCATAGGTATAGGACCAACACCATCAATAGTAGCCCCTAAGTAAGAGCCTCCAGTGAGACTAGCAACAATTGCAACGACAATTGGCTTACCTGTTGAATTTGTATATGAGGTACTAAATGATCTGGAAACGGTTTGCCAAGTTTGACTAACACCAAGACCACCAGGTACAGCAGCAGATGTCCAAGTAGTACCGTTTGATGTAAGAACATTTCCTGTCGTGCTAGGCGCTACCACTTGCAGTGCAGAAGTCCCATTACCTAAAAGCACATTATTAGCCGCTAAACTTGAAGAACCCGTGCCTCCGTCAGCTACAGCTAAGTCAGTAATGCCTGTAATCGTGCCGCCCGTAATAGCTACGGCATTGGCGTTCTGGGTAGACATTGTGCCAAGAGTGCCTGTTGCGGCAGTCACAAAAGCTGTAGTTGCAATCTGGGTTGTATTAGTGCCGGGGGCAGCAGTTGGCGCTGTGGGAGTTCCTGTAAAGCTAGGGGATACAGATGAAATAGCTCCACTAAAAGTAGCGGTAGTTCCAGTTAAAGCACCACCCAAGTTAGCTGTACTTGTAACTGCAAGCGCTCCAGAAATAGAAAAATTACCCGCTGCACCAGACAATCCATTTACAAAGTTAGTGCCATCACAAAAAACAAGGCATGTAGCGCCGTTAGGTATATTTACACCCGTACCAGAAACACCGATAACTCGAATTGCATAACCGCCTGTAGTATTGTTAGCAATAGTGTAGAGTTTTTTTACAACGGGTGGGATTAAGTCTCTAACTGCATTGTTGGTTCCAGTAACTACCAAAACGGCATTACGGGCTTCGTTTGTTATCCCGTTAAAGTTGGTTAAGGTGTAGTTTGCATCAGTCATTGTGATGCTCTGAACACCAGTAATAGCCTGTTCAACCAAAGTACCTAGGTTGGTATTGGTGGTTTGACCCCAAAGACCTGCTTGATCGCCATCCCCCATTAGGGTTAGCTTTAAACTTGGTGAAAATGTACTTGCCATAATTTATCCTTAAGCGGCTGCTACTTCTGTCCAATTAGGTACTTGTACTGGATCAATTAAACTCCAATTAGGTACTTGTACTGGATCAATTAAACTCCAAACATTGACCCTATTTAGTCTAACAACTGTTCTAACGCCAGTCAAATTAACATTGGCATTTGCAGCTACTGTTACTGTACCAACTTGACCAACAGCATTTACTCCTGTTACTGCAAGCGTAACGCTCTCAACTACAGTAACCGTACCAACTTGACCAACAGCAGATACTCCAGTTAACTGAACTGAAATACCAAGACTAGCCTCACCAGTATCAGCAAACGGCGCCGCTGCGTAGGGTGAGAAGCCAAAAGTCATTATTTATCCTATATAAACCAAGTTATTATGGAATATCGGGTACCGCTTGTTACAGGCATTATCTCATGAGGGTACATAAAATTAGAAGGGAACATAATGCAAGACCCTTTTTTAAGTTTGTAAACTAACTCACGTTCAAAAAACGCAAACTCACCACCTTCGTAGTCGTCATTAAGTATAAAAGAGCACGACACAGCACGGGGTCTGGCTTTAAAAGAATCCGTATGTTGCGTATAAAATTGATTTTCTTTGTACCTTAATAATTCATACCCAGAATCTTCTTCAATTAAAGCAAGGGGAAATTTTTCGTTGTATTTTTTAATAGCAAACCCTGCTGAAGCAAAAACATACTTGTCTAATTTAGCCCGTACTTTAGGGTTTTTTTCTATGACGTTGGGGTAAGATATAACTACCGTTTCAGCGGTTCTAATTTTGTCATTAATTTGCCCATCCCCAACTACCGTCTTTTGCCATTCAGTTTCATCATTAAATTCTTCTAAAATAGCATCGCACAGAGCGTTTGTCATGACTCCTTCAAATGTAACAATATAGTCATTAATGTTTTTCATTGCACAATAATATTTTTAATTTGTTCAATAGGAACAAGACTGCCAAAAGAAAAAATTAATCTTTCTCCGCCTTTAATTGGAGTAGAAGAATGAAGCTCCATACTAGCAAGACACAACCACAAATCACCCTCATTAATATCTAACTCTTCTCCATCTAACACAGGATTGCCGCCTTCTGCTGGTTTACGTAACATTAAATTACATCGTGTATGTACTAATCCTTCTGGCGCTTGATCCATGTGCGGGTGTACAAAGGCACCGTCTTGAAAATGATTACCTGTAAGATTTTTAAAAATTGGCTCAACACTCACAGGTTTTAATTTAAACTCATAAAATGCTTCATTCCAGTAATTTGCGGTGTCTTGTGTTGCAAATCTTCGATTCTCACTTACTGTATTTAATTGAAAATCAAAACATGGTTCTACCATAGAAGCATATTGCCACTGCTTAATAACTCTTGGTATTTTTAATTTCATAATATTGTTACTGGTAGATCTGTTGACGGCGGAGTTGGCTCTTGTTGTTTTTGTTTGTCAAAAAACGCCCATGCTTTTGGACCATCTGCTCTAACATAATGTAAAAATAATTGTACGTGCTCGTTACCTTCAAATTTGTTACGCCAGTGATCTGCTTGGCATCCAAGATAAAGAATAGCATCGCCAGGATTTAAATTAATACTAACTTCTTCGCCGTTTGGTTTTTGAATCCAAATATCCCAATCTTTATCTTTTTTTAAATTTACAGATAAACTAATTTCACAAGAAGGTCTATCCCTGTGTCTTGGCAATTCATGTCCAGTAGTTTGCCATCTTGCGTAAGTGTAAGTAGGTAATACTGACTCGCCAACAACATTTGATACCTCTGGTATTTTTGCAACCAAAAGTTTTATAAAAGGTAACCAATTTAATACTGAACCAACGTGCAAAGAAGGGTCGGATATTATTTTTGAATTAAATTTATTACAGTATTCTTTAAATTCTAAAGATAATAGATGTGCTTGATCACAAGTAATAAAGGAAGGCATCAATACGTAATTATTTTGAATTATTTTAAGTTGCATAACAAAGAATCAGTTGGTAAAGAAACGCCTTCTGGAACCATAGACGGATCAAGAATGTCATCAATTTCATTACCTAGTCGCAAAGCATGAATGCAATAAGCTACTGTGTTTGGCTCTAGTGCTACAAGTTCGTGCATTTTATCTTTTTTGATATAAATCATGTGAGGTGCGGTAAACTCTGATACCTGCCCTTCTACAGTAACCTGTAATTTTCCAGAAGCCAAAAGAGTAAGGTGGTCAAATTGATGGGTATGCCCATGCTCAACATCACCTACATTTTTAAAGTGCATTTGCCTTGAAAACAAATTTGCAACAGTACCTATTTTAACTTCTGGGTAAGCCATGTTTATCCTTAAACAGTTGTCCAAACTTCTTGTGGTAGTACGGGCCAGTTAATATCACCAGCTACAGGATTAATTGCATATTGACGCACAGCATTACGATAAGTAACAAAATCTTGAGCGTTACTCAAATAAGGATTGCTTTTAGTTGGGTCGCTAACATCGGGAATAGTAGTCCAATCAGTATTTTTTAGGTTATTTACTGCGGTATTTTTATTTTGTTCTGCTGTTGGTGGTACTACTGGAGGATTATTAGCTTCAGTCCATTTAGTCATGCAGCAGTTTGCCCACGCTGGTAGTTCAGTAATAGGTTGGTTTTCTATCGGGGTATTAAATTCAATCCAACCAGCAGTATCTTGCCATTGAAGGGCGTGAACATCTGCAGGGATAGAGCAAGAACTTAAATTAAGTTCAAGATAAAAAACACCGTTTTCGCCAACTGATCCGTCAGCAGGGATAATAGTCAATTTCATTTTCTACTCCTAATTAATTTGGGTTGTTGCGGTTCAGAAGTCGCTAAAATTAGTTGGGTATTTACTTCGTTAGCTTTTACCATTTCGTTTCTAAACGATTCTACGGCGGCGCCAGTTTGTCTTTGCTGTCCTGAGTTTTCAATTAATAACATTGGCAGCCACGATATTGCACACTCATAATTGTCTACTTGGGAACCACTATTCATATCGTAGCCTTGCACACGAGTAAACCAAGCACAAGTAAGACCTACACAATCTTTTTTAATTAACGGGCAAAATGTGCCGTTTTTAAGTGTTCCCATTATTAATCCTTAGTTGCACGAATAACGTCAATATATTGAACAGCAAGGTTAATTGCATTTCCAGTAAATGTACCAGAGCCACTTGAAAAACTAAATGGGTGATCGTGAGCACCGCCGCCGCCTGTTGAGCCTGTTTGAAAAGGCGTAGAAGCATATATAGCTCTACCTCCTGGACCGCTATAGTTGAGGGCACTACCCAAAGAGTGAGAGTGGCTTGGAATTTGCGGTGTAGAAAGTGTTGTATTACCAGCACTACCACTAATTGCGGTAATACTTACCGATCCTGTTGGAGTTTGGCTTGCAAACGCTGTAGTAAATGCTACAGAACCACCTGTGCTTGCCGTCCCAGTTACAACACGCAAAGCTGAGTTATCACCAGTTGTTGTGTTTTTAGTAAATCCTGTCGGCGCATTAGTCTGCGCAAACAACATCACTGTGCCAGATGGAATTAATGTACCTGAAGAAACAACCGCATACGTTTGGTCGCCCCGTAAGAATGTTGCGCTGTTAGCCGTACCAGTACCAAGACGGGCTGTAGCTACTGTGCCTGATGAAATGTTTGAGGCGTTAATAGCTGTTAGAGCTATACCGTTGCCAGATACCGAGGTAAACGTACCAGTTGTGCCTGTAACTACATTCCCCGCAAAGGAACCATTGGCATCACGTGCCACAATAGTGCTTGCTCCGTTAGCGGAAGCTGCTGTGGTTCTAGCGTTGTCTAACGTACCAACTGTGATACTAGAAGCATTGATTGAAACGTTAGCGGCGTTGGTAAGTTGGCCTTGAGCATTAACTGTAACTTGAACAACGTTGCCACTATCGCCATAAGTAGCAGCTGTAACGGCTGTATTAGCAACGCTAAATGTTAGGTTAGAAAGGTTTAATCCTGTTCCTGCTGCATAAATCTGTGCAGAGCTAATCTGCGCAAATGTAATGTTGGTTGTACCAAAAGTAATCGTACCTGTAGTGTTACAGATATAGGTTCGTCCAGCGCCTGTATTACCAGAAGTAACGAAGAATGCATCACCCTGCCCCAGCGTATTAGGATTGGCAAGACCAAAAGTATCCGCATCGGTTGCACGAGTTAGAACCCATTGTGCAGAAACGTTACCTGGGTTAGTAACTGTATATACGCCGTTTTGTACCGCATTTGACTGGTTGTCTACCAAAACACGAGCCGTATTAGATAGCGTTACACCGTCAATTACAATGGCTGCATTAGATCCGCTGTTAGTTAAAGTTGCGCCTACACCATTACCAGCACCGTTAGGTTGGTTATAAACTGCTACTAAATTGGATGTAGACTCAACTAAAACAGGGGCATGGTAGGTAATACCTGTTGAAAAAAGCCCATCAACATAAGTCTTATTGGTAATATCCGTGGCGTTTGCAGCGTTGGTTGTTATCGTACCCGACACCATAACCACGTTAGAAGCATTAATATTTGTAAATGCAATAGTATTTGCACCGTTACCAAACGCTTCTACTCTGTTAGTAGCTTGGTTTATGTAAACCGCTTCACCAGCTGGCTGCGTAATAAACACCTCAAGACCGCTTGCACCAGCGGTAAAGTTAACTGCCGATCCTGAATTAGACGAAGAAAGAACCGTATTCCTAACTAATGTAGCTGGAGATGTAAACGTACCAACGCCCACCTCCCACTCGGTATCAAACCCAGCAGCTAAGTTGTGGATAGTGTAATAAACGGTAGAACCAGAAGCAATGGCGGCATTAAACGTTTGGTAGCCAGGAAATGCACCACCAAGCGTAATACTGCCGGTACCCGAGCTAGAGCTAGTTTCTTTAACCCTATCTTTTAGAATCAAAGCCATAAGGCTCTCCTAATTACGAAGCGGTCAAACGAATAATAGCGTTACTTGCATCCGCAGTTGGGAAGTTCACTGCAAATGTACCATTAGTCGATGTCTTATCACCACCAAAAGCTAATACGCATACAGCAGCGTTTGCTAAGTTAGCGTTATAAATCAAAGCGCCATTAGCAGTAATCGTTGCATTTGCCCAAGAGCTATTAGTAAACGAGATAAAAGCTACGTTACCAGTATTTGTTGGGGTTACGCTAACTGCTAAAGTATTACCGCCAGCAGAATAGTTGCCAGTAGAAGCTACTTCGTTAGTTGCCGAGTAAACAGTTGTGTTCTCGTTAATAGTAGCTGAGCTGGTATACAAAGCTAATTTAAACGTGTTTGCTGAAAAATTATGTTGACCATTCAAGATTTGAACCTTGAAACTTGTCGCCATTGCTTGGGTAATTGGCATTTTTTGCTCCTAAAAAATTATCTAACAGGTCCAGGTACAGGCAGCTTAAGTTGTCCATCACGGTATGCGCTTCTTCTATCTTTACCATCACCCAATTCTCTGAGTAATGCTAAGGATTCTTGATACTTCTGTTCGTAATATGTAACTAAATCTTGTTCACCTTTTTGGAAGATGATAGCCTCACGCAACGAACCATACAACAAAACACTTTCAAAATTATCGCCCAGCCAAGAAGTCCCAGCTGCGTTTTGAATATTACTTACAGGCACTGAGAATCCACTTCCAGTACCCCCTATTGTAGAGGTAGCAGCACTTAAAGAGTTGCCAACAAGATATAAAAATCCTGGGTTTATTAAAGTCAAAGCAGTTACAGAACCGCCTGATACAGTAATTGTGGCTGTACCGTTTAAGCCATCCCCACCAGTTAAAGACACATTCTCATATGTACCGTTGGTGTAGCCAGAACCTCCAACAATCGTGCCAAAACCAGCAATACCGCCCTGAACAATTGTAGTTGGATAATAGTAATAATGCAGCTCGGTTTGGTAGCTACTATTTGGAGTTGGTCCAATTAAGTAGGTATAGGGTAAAAACTGAGCATAGTACTTAGGGGTGCCAGTATCGGTAGGGTTTGGGTATGCCTCACGGATAAA